AACTTGATCGGTGCCCGCCAGCAGCTCCCCTGCACCACGACCAAGCTCGGTCGCGGCCTCGCTCAGCTTGGAGGTGGCGTCCTTTTCGTCGCGCGCTGCCTTGTCGCTGCCCGCCGACGAGTCATCGCCACCTCGGGAGGCAAAGCGTCCGTCTGCGCGGCGCGGCGCGGCAGGCCTGGCGTTTCGCGGGATCTGGCTGGGGGAGCGCTCGCCTGGCGCGCTCGGTGCAGGCGTTGCGGGCCGCTGCCGATTGCTTGCAGGTAGAGCTGGGGCGCTGTTCGTGCCCTGCGGTGCGTCAGTCGCTCCAGGCCCTGCCGGTGCGAGAACAGGCACTGTCGTTGTGGCCTGCGACGACTGTCGTAAGCGAGGGTCGTTGGCCCCGCCCGCCGAGCTTTTGGGCACCGCGATCACCATGGGCGCAACCTTCAGCGGCCCGGAAAGTGACTTGCGGATAGCCGAGATATCTGTCCGAACCGCAGCCCCGTCGGCCCGGATCTCGCGCAGCAACGCCAGATGTCGCGCATAGGACGCGCTGTCTATGTTGGCTGGCTGACCGGTGAGGAAGCCGTCTTTATCGTGCGCAAGAGACATCAGCGGCTACCTCAGCGGAAATGGCGATTGATGGCCTTGTCGGCGACTTTCGAAGGGCTCGGGCCACGCTCGGGCTTCTCGAAGCCCACCAGCTCCAGATCGAGGAATTCGTCGGCTCGATCCAGCCGGGATCGCTTGGAGCCTCCGATCAGGTCCATGCAGCCGTCGAGCGCGACCTCGGTCGGTGCGCGATCCCGCTTGGCCAGCATCGAATACAGCTCTTCGTTCTCCTGCAATACCCGGTCGAGCGTTGCCTGAGTGCGCTCCAGGGCGCCTTGCGCATCGTCGAGCACGACGTTCATGGCCTCGAACATGGCATTACGCTCGGACACCGCATCGAGCACGTCCTCGGAATCGAAGACACCGTCGAGCGCGACGGCATAGCCACGATTGGCCGAGAAATTAGGCTCCTTGACGAAGTCGAAGCCGAAGAACCCGATGGGCACCTGGACCGACCCGAGCCGTTTGGTGTCGATGGCCGACGAAAACCCATAGGCCTTGCTGCCGTAGATACGCTGGGCGATCTTGCCCGAGTCGGTATCCAAGAACTCGACCTCGTGCTCGACCGTGCCGTCGGGGTGAGCCTTCAGGTACGTGGTGCGCAAGGCCGGCTCCAGCGACACCTGCTTGCCGTTCACGAAGCCGCCCTCGACAGGGTCCAGCCCGAACTGAACGCGCGGCCAATGGCCGAAGTAGCCCGTCATGTCGCCGTGCTTGATGCGCTCCTGCACTGCCGCGCCGTTAAGCAAGCGTTCGGCGGCGACGAGGTCAAACGTGCGTTCCTGGCCACGATGCTTGCGCAGTCGGTCGGCCAGGTTGTACTTGATGATGCCGGTCTTGATTCCCATGTCACTCTTCCCCTGTAACTGCTGCCCCGCCACCGGTCGGGATAAAGTCTGAATCGTCATCGTTGCCACCGTTGCCACCGTTGCCGCCGAAGCTGCCGAAGCCGCCACCTTGCGCGTCGGCGGGAGGCTTGGCCTCTTTCAACGCCTTCGACAGAGTCTTCGCGTAATCGGTATCGAGCTGCATACCCTTGGCCAGGATCATCTCGACCGCTTCCTCGCTCATGCCGATATCGCGCAGCTGCTGGAGTACCTGTACGAGCATCGCTGTCGCGTTCGAGCTGCGTTCGCGCGAGGTCTGCTCCTTGGCTTCGAGCGCGGCAATGGAGCCGTAGAAGTTGATGTCGTAGGGCCGGTCCCCATCCTGGAAGACCCAGCCGTATTTCGCGTAGGTGTGCAGATCCACGAGCGAATGCGCGAACTCGGTGAACGCAGTGCGGATGATCCCGGAGCGCTCAGCGGCCTGCGCCGAAGTCTGGTTGAACCCGCCCTCGCCAAGGCCTCCAGTGAGCTGGTCCGCGAAGCCCAGCATCGAGAGGTCGATGCCGAAGGCGCCGGCCAGCAGCCTGGCATGGAACATCACGTCGTCGATGGTGAGCGAGCCGGCGCCGGAAGCACCCTGGAAGCTCGATACCTGCGTGAGCTGCTTGTCGCTGCTCGTGGGCATCAGGTGGATATTGCGCTGGGCGGAGTAGTGGCCTTCCTTGATGTGCTTCTCGGCCCGATCCTTCATGGTCTTGAGCATCTTGGTCATCGACGCCATGAAGTCCTTGCGCTGCTCCTGAGTCATGCCCTCCAGGTTTACGCCGACCAGCGTCTCGTCGATGCTCGCCATGATGCGCTGCCCGACCAGGCCGACGATGGACGAGGTCAGGTTGTCGAACGCCTCTTCGGCTGCGAACAGGAACGAGCCGCCAGCGGTGCCTGCCATTGCCGGCAGCTGGTCGAGGTCGTCTTCCTGGATGCGTTGACGCATCGCGCGATCCAGCGCGCGGGTCTGCGGCACGTACTCCATGCGCGGCATCTTCATGCGCACGAGCTGCTTGATGGAGAGCTTGACGGTGCCCTTCTTGCCGTCGCTGACGACAAAGCACACGGTGTCATTCGCGCGCTCATACGGCTGTACGAGCGGCGGGTAGTAGGCGTCGCCGGTGTCGATGTCGAGTAGGCCGACTTTCTCGCGGGTGTAGGCGCGCGCGTAGGCATCACCGAAGCCGCAGGCCTTGAAGCAGAGAGTATGTGCATGCTGGTTGAGCAGCGGCGCGACGACGTTCTGGATGTCCTCGACGATCTTGGCGAGCTGGCTGCCGTCCTTGATGTCGGCCTTGCGCTCGACGAAGACGGTGTCGCCGGTTGTCTCATGCCCGCCCAGGGCCATGGTGACGTGCAACCGCAGACCAGTGGCGCAAATGGCGTCACCCATCATGTAGTTCCACTTCTGGTAGATCTGCACCCGCGACCGACTGCTGCGCTTGCCGCTACCCAGCAGGATATCGACGCCGACGGCATCGACACCATAGCTGTAGTCGTACTGGCTGACCTGCTCGCCAATCTCGACGATGCCGACGAGCTTCTTCGCCACGTCTTTTGTGCGAGCAAGCCAGCTGTTTGAGTTGTTCGAGTCTGCCATTCGTAGGCCCAAGGCGTGATGATCCAAATTGAGCCGTCATAATGGCTTGCCCCTGGCATCAGGCCTGGCCATGCTTTCCGAAACGAGCAGCTACACGACTTGCTTGATGATGGCGCAGGTGATGCGGTTGATATTTGCCGCATTGGCGACCGAGCAACGCACGCCAATCGTGATCGTCATGCCCGCGCGGGCATCGGCGGTGCGAGGCGAGGCCGAGTTGCTGGAGAACGGGCTCAGCGAGTTGACGAGGAACGAGCCGCCAAGATAGTAGGAGCCCGCAGCTCCAGTTTTCTGGAATGTGAGCAGCGCGCGGCCCGAGATGGCCCGGTAGTTCTGCAATGACAGGCCGGTGCCGACCGAGCCAACTGTGACCGCTGCCCCGCCGTTGATCTTCACGTAGAACGACAGGCTCTGCGAGATAGCTGCCTGGCTCTGCGTGCCGACGAAGCTAACTTCGAAGGTGGCGCCCGGCTCCAGATCGCGGTCGAGGGTCAGGGTCAGAAAGTCGAAGTCCAGCGTCTCGGGAGCGCTCTCGGCAATGCCGACCAGCGACACGGACGGAAGGCCCGCCCGGTTCGCTGGATACGCGACGATGGTGCCGCTGGAATTGGTCACGTACAGGTCGAAGCCCGAGCCCTTGCGGACGTAGTAGATCGAGTCCTTTTCGAGCTGGGCCGGCAGCGCGGCCACGACCTTGTGCTGACGGATCATGCTGTCACCAGTTCGCCGTAGACCAGTCGGTGGAAACCCCCGCGCCGCCGTAGCGCAGGGAGCCGTCAGCGGCCTCGCTCAGCTTGTCGAGTACGGCCTTGTTGTTGTGCGTGTGTCGCTGGGATACCGCCGCGTCGATATCGGCGACGGGGCTGGTGGGCCGATTGCGCAGCGCAGACCAGTCGAGCACGACATCCATGGATTCGTACTCGGCAACTTTGTGCGTGATGCCAGTGCCATGGGCGTAGGCGTAGAGCGCCGAACCCGCACCGACGGTTGCGTCACCTGTGGCGTCAACGACCAGGAACAGCAGGTTGCCAGTTGCAACGGAAACCATGGCGTCGCGGGCTGCGATGTTGGCCACGATCTCGACCATGTTGGCACTGGTCGGCTGAAAGCTCGCCAGCGCTTCATCAATCAGCGAGCGGATCATGGCGGTGTTACCCAGCGCCTTTGCCACGCCCGCCGAGTTGGTCAAGTAGCTTTCCGCGTGGTTCCCGTTCGACACGTAGTAGAACGAGTCCCCCTGGAGTGTCTGAGGTAGTGCGTTGACCTTGAAGAACTGGATCTGTGACACGCTGGTCTCCTTCTGCGCGTTTTCAGTGTGGTGCAGCCTTTACCAATCAGTTCCGTCCCAGCCACCGACGCTCGAAGGCGTCGGCGCGGGGCTTCCATCCTGAGCGACGGGCCAGTCGGCACTGTCACTCAGCGGATTGAGCAGATATTTCCGGGTGTACGGGGGAATCTCGATGTTGCCGGTGGTTCCGACGATCTGGTAGGGGACGACGACCCCATTACCAGGGAAACAGGTCACCACCATCGGCTTGTCAGGAAGCACCCAGCCCTCTTTGCCAGGCTCCACCAAGCACTCGATCAGCGCCTCACGAGGCTCGGCGGTGTAGTTCAAGCCGTCCTCGGTGTCGATCATGTTGCTCTGCGCAGCCATGTACCGGTCGGTGAAGACCACCTTTGCGTCGGCCAGCTCGACATAGCTGTAGTCGGCCTCGTCCTCGGAATCGAGCACACCAGCCCCGCCAATGGTCGGCATCCCGCCGAAGGTCTCGGGGGTCGCATCGGACTCCCGATTGACCTGCTTTCTCCACAGGGTGCAGTCCATCGCGTTCGGATGGCGGATGACGGTCATGCGCGCAGCGCGGTTGACCTGCTTGGGGACGTTGGTGAGCACGGTGATACCCTCGTTGATCGCTGCATGATGGGCGCGCGTAGCGGGCTCGCGCGCGCCACCTTTCCTATTTGCCCTTCGCAGCCCCGAGGGCGGCAATGGCCTGCTCTCGCGTCCAGCCGAACGAAGTCATCATCAGCGCCACCTGCGCATCCTCTCGAACGACTCGATTCGCCGCAGGCTTGAGCTTGGCTGCCTTGTTGAGTTCGGCCTGTGCGCGGCGCGCGGCCTGCTGGCGCTGATAGGACGGTTGCGCCTGGCGCTGGGCACGCTTCTCGGCGGTTGTCTTCACCTGGCGCGTGCGCGAACCCTCCTTCGCCATCTTGGCCGCGAGATCCTTCATCTCGGACTGGGCGACGCGTTGGAGCTTGGTTTGCACCTTGTCGCGCTCGTTGGTGATCATGTTGACGATGTAGGCGCGGATCGCCGCCGACTGGGTCAGACTCGTCATCACCCGGAGGATGTGTTTGCACGCCAGCCCGTGCAGGTTTGGGTTGCGGATCTTCGGGTAGGCGCCTTCGCGATGGTTCGGGTTCGCGTTGTATCCACCCTTGGTGGCCATGTAGGCGTACCAGAATCGCCAGCGACCACAGTCGCACGAGACCGAGCAATTGCCGTTGATGACCTGCTTGACGATCTGCTGCGGGCTCACAGAGGCCACGACAGCGGCTTCGAAGTTGAGCAGCTTGACGGTCACATAGTGGCGCTTCACGTCGGATTTCGGTCCGGCGTTTGTCATGAAGCGCATCTCACCGGCCTTGACGGTGAGCGGGATGCTGTCACGGATTTCCTGGCGCGCTCGCTGAAGGTCGGCGGTGAGAGACAGGTCGATCACGTCGCGAGGCTTGATCCCCTTCTGGTATCGCTTACCGAGCTTGTTGGCGGTGCGCTCGAACTCCAGAAGATCGTCCATGGTCAGCGGGCGGATCTTGCCGCCGCGCGTGGTCATGTACTTCCAGAGCTTGCCCGCGTCTACCTTGCCTTCCAGGATGTCGGTAGGCCTGAGCAGGGTCGTGGACTGGCTGCGCGTCGCGTCGGCATCCTGGAGCCGTTCTGCGGCCTCCCTGAGCGCTTTCTGTGCGCTGATGATGAGGCTGTCCGCCGCTGACTTGGCCATTTAGCGTTGCACCCCTGATTTGAAGCCGGTCTGCTGCTTGATCTGCGCAAGTCGCTCGCGCGTCGGCAGCACCAGCTGTTGCTCGTTGAGGATGTCGTCGAAGCGGGTGAGGCCCGCTGCCGCCATCACGGCCAGGAACTCATCCCGGTTGCCGTAGACGCGCTGGGAGACCAACGTCAGATCCCGACGCTCGGACGGCAACGTTTGAATGACGAGGCGCGCGGTGGACCAGGTTGGCTCGGTCACGGCGAACTCGCGGACAGCACGGTAGAACTTCGAGGCTTCGATCATGCGAACCATGGTGTCGCAGCTGGCGACGCCGACCTGGCCGAGCTTTCCCAAGCGGACACAAAAAAGCCCGCTCAGTAGCGGGCTTTTTCGGAGCTTCGATTCGATCAGCAGAGCGTCGGCGTCGTCAGCATGCACGGCGAGCGCGCCGAATGCTGGCGATAGCCATTGCTCTCACGGCGCAGACTGGAGCTGATACGACCCTCGACGCCGCTGCCGAGCAGGCCATGCTGCACCAGCTCGCGCTTGAGCTTGGCTACACCGCAGGCCAGCGGCTCGAAGCCTTCGCGCAGGTATTGCATGCTGCACGAGGCCAAAGCCCACGCCTTGTCACAGGTCACCGAGACCAGCGAACCCAGGCCGACCACCAAGGCGCCGAGCGCCATCGAAATGCTGCGGAGAATCTTCATCGGTGCACCCTCTTTGCTTGCTTGGGTAAATCCCTGTATTGGCGGCGGCAGCCTATCACCATCGAAGCCGCGCCGGCAATCGCTACGCGTGCAGCATCAGCGCAAAAAGCGCGGCTCCGAGTGCCGCCAGAATGATCGGCATCAGCCGAACGGCGGTGCGCATTACCGGGCTCAATTCAGCAGCTCCCACGGCATCACGCAGCCACGGTACAGGCCGTACAGCAAGATCGCCACCAGGAAAGCAGCCGAGCCCGCCAGATCGAGCGCGCGCGGGCGGTCGTGGTCGCCGATCAGGCGTTCACCTTGCGTGCGCTGGCGAGCGCTGTGCAGCTGTGCCTGCGCATTGCTGCAACGGGTTGCTTGCGTCTTCATACGGGTGTTTCCTCCCTCTGTTTGCGCGCTGCGGCGCGGGCGTCTTTGATTGCGTTGATGGTGGCCCAGTACGCGGCATGCTCGTCGGCGGTGAGCATGCGCTCGATATGGGCCAGGCCGATCATCCCAGCGCACTGTGCCAGGTAATCGTCAGCGAGGATCTGCGGGCCGACGGTGCGCGCGGAGGCCAGGAGCTTTTCCAGCAGAGCCAGGCTTTGCGCGCACATGCGTCGCCTCACCGCCAGTACCTCACGACCCAGCCGGTGGCGCACTTGATCGCCAGGTAACGATAGCCGGCCAGCGCCGCTTCTGCCTTGGCCTGGAGCATCTGAAATTCGGTGGAAACGTCGAGGGTGTAAGTCATGACGGGGCTCCAGTCGGTATCTTTCAACCTATGTCATTAGGGTCTGGTAGTAGCAAAGCCCTTTATTTCGGGCGGGCGAATGATTCGTGGTGCTTGGCCCTGGCATCATTGATAGCCGCTTGGGCTTCGGCAATGTTTTCGAACAGTCCAATCTGGATTTTTCTCCCTTCGACCCCGATAACTGCCCGCCACTTCCCGCTGTTTTTGTGCCAGTGGACGCCTTTCACGCCGGATTTGTTGTTTCTGCCAATCGAGCGGTTGTAGGTGTTTTGCATTTGGGTTGCAGGACGCAGGTTAAGGAACCTGTTGTTTGACCTATTCGTATCGCGGTGGTCGATTTGGAACGAGGGCCATTCTCCAGTGCAAGTTAGCCATGCGAGCTGATGCCCTTTGTAGTTTCGACCGTGTATACGGATTCCAACATATCCCTTGCCGTCATTTGTCCCAGCTACCGATCCAGCTGCGCACCTTCCTTGAGATACGAGCCAATAGAAGATCCCAGTGCTTGGGTCGTAGCGAAGCAGCTTGTCCAGCTCTGACTTGTTCACCTATTTTCTGACCTTCAGGGCGGTTCTGGTTTCGATTGAGGAAAAGATAGCGAACTAGGTTCGCTCTAGTCAACAACTTTTTGCTAATCATCTTGCGCAGCAATCGAGCGCCCACAAAAAAGCCGCCCCGAGGGACGGCTTCTTCTGCTGCTTGCCTGACGATCAGACGACGTAATCGGGAACCGGGTAGTTCACGAGGGCGCCGATCTCCTTCAGATGGTACTGAAGGAACCCGGCCAGGCCGGATGCGAAGTCTGCGGTTCCCTTGGCGGCGTAGGCGGTGGCCGAGGCATCAGCCGCCACGCCTTCGACCGCATCCACGCGCGGGGTCAGCTCGTTGAGGCGGAAGACCGCTTCGCCCCCGACGCTGGCCGCGTAGCCCACCTGGCCCTCCAGGTTGTCCAGACGGGTATTGGCTTGTTCGGCTTTGTAGATCGCCTCGCCCACGCCGGAAGCGGCATACTGCGCCTTGCCGTAGATGTTGCCCAGGACCGATGGCAGCGTGCCTGCCGGAATGTCACCGATTTGACCTACGTCGATACCACTTGCAGGAAGACCCATGTCGCATTTCCTTATCGCTGTCAGAGCCGTGATATTCGGCTCACAAAGAGTAGCGAGACGGGCCTCCAGCGCATGCCGAACCTTTCCCAATCAGCTTGCCTTGGACTTGGCCGTGGCCAGGTGCTTGCGCATCCGACCGATTTGGATGTGCTGGGCCGTCAGCGACCGCTCGGCGGCATCGAGCCAGCCCTCTACCACCGCAATGGCGTTCGAGTAATGTACGTCCATTGGCCAAGGCGATTCCACGACCGTTGCGCTCTCCATGCCACCGCTCACCACGTTGATCTCGGCGGCGTACTTCTCCGCCGCCTCCTTGGAGCGCATGGCGAGCAGCTGGCCGGCGACTGGCATGCTGACGCACCACAGATCCGGTTTGCCGAACAGGTACTGCTCCAGGGTCTCGGTGCGGCGCTTGAGGTCATCGCAGATCTGATACAGGGCGATGGTGTTGTGCGTCAGTGCGTTCTTGATCGCATCCATGTCACTCTCCCTGCTCGACGCGAGCTGCCGCAGCCTCGCAGGCCTGTCGTAGCACTGCCCGAACTGCTGGGAGGCAACGACGCGACACCGCAAGTGGCGCCCCGACACCCCGCAGGTAGACCAAGGGCTCGCTGATCCTGCCGCGCCCCTCGCGCTGGATTCGCTCGCGACTCACGAGCGCGTTGCGATGGACAAAAATGAAGCGGTCGCCATAGAACTCGGCAATCGCTTTGAGCGGCACATTGAACAGCAGCTCGCGCCCAGCGCTGTAGGCGGTGACGTACTTCTCGCTCGCGTGGAAGTGAGTCACGTCTTCGATCTGGATGCGCACCAGATCCTTTTTCACCCGCGCCTCGACGAAGCCTGGCTCGATCTTTTCCGTCTTGAGCAGTCTCATCGCGCAAGCTCCTTGCTCTCCGGCTCGACGTACTGAAGGCGCCCCGAAATGATCGCTTCCTTGATGGCTTCGAACTCCCAGGCCCAATATTGGCTTTCAACGTAGACGCGCAACTCCCCGTAGTCATGCTGCTTACGCGCGATGAACGCCTCGGCAGCCTCCTTGGTGAAGTGGCTGTTCACGATCTCCCAGTGGCTGTTCCAGCCGGTCACGGTGTGATCGTCGCGCTCGCCCAGGAAGTCGAATTGGTCATCCTCGTCCATTTCAAGGAAACCGCGTCCACGCAGATCCTTGACCTCGGCATCAAGCTCTGCACGCTCTTCGTCATCCAGGTCATCCCAGTATTCGTTCGGGGTGAACCAGCGACTGTCTTCCAGGAGGATTACGCGCCCCTCGGCATAGTCCTGTTCGAATCCGTAGGTGAAGCGCTTCTCCTGCACGGTGAAGAGCGCAGCAGCGGTGTGGTGCCACTTCACGCCCTGTCCGTTGCAGTGGAATTTCAGGCGCTCGGCGAAGTCCGCGAAGGTCTCGGCGGTTAATTTCGCTCCGGTGGCGAGCGACGGTTTGGCGACAGCTGCTTCAGCAGTCGAAGACATGGCAATGCACTCTCGATATGCAGGCCCTTGATGAGCCTGCCAGCCGGCGCAGCATATCGAATTGCACAGCATCGACGCAACCATTTGCTAAGCATCTTGCTCGGCGCCCATGGCAGCCTTGGCCCTGGCCCGCGCATTGGCGCGCCGGTCGTTGGCGGTGGCGGACACCTGCGCCTGAGCCTGGATATAGAACGCTTCCTCCAGGAACGCCATGCAGACCGTATCCCACAAGTCTGGCGACGGGAGACCTTCCTCGGCCATCTTCTCCTTGGGCATGATGTGGATGCGGGTCTTCTCGTCGAAGTGGTACGGGATGCGCGAGCCCTGATCGAGCAAGTCCTTTTCGTGCTTGCGGATGAAGGTAATGCGCCGGTCCTGGACCGCCTCGGACGCGTGCTTGATGCACTGGGCACGGCGGTTGTAGAAGCGCTCCTTGTATTTCTTCTTGAAGTTGGTCGTACCCCAGTTGACGCGCACGATGTTGGTGAGGCCAGCGCGTTCCAGCAGCCGCGCGAACTGCTCGCCCTGGCCACCCACGTCCACCACCAGCGTCGGGTTGCTCAGCTGTAGCGCGTAATCCTTCACGCGCCCTGCCACGTCCGTCCAGTCCAGGCTGTTGGAGAACACCGGGATATCAACGATGTCAGCGCGGCGCGGGTCCATGTCGAGCCTGTCCCCGTTGCCGATCACCCGCAGGTGCGTGCAGACCGTCTTGTCGCGGTAGACGCCCGCGCCCACGTCAATGACGAGCATGTGGCCGTATGGCTCATCGTCGCGAATGACGGGCGCCGCCTCGATCTGGCGCTCGATGGCCGACCGCCCGAGCATGTACTTGTCGGTCTGCTCAGGGAAGCGCCCCAGCACCCGAATCTGGTACTCGACCGAATCCTTGCCGCCCGTTTCGATCTCGCGCTCGCGCAACCACTTCGAGGTCACGAATGGCGAGTTGATCGAGCTGAAGCACAGCGAGCGCCAGGCGCCTCCGTTGCGGTGGCTCAGCCGGTGGTGGGAGTCGTAGAAGCGGCCCGACGGACGCACGCCCTGCGAAGCCATCAACGTGCGGTTGCCTGGCTGGGTCTGCGTACCGTCAATGACGTTGAAATGGTCGTCAGGCACGCCAGCCGCTTCGTCGATGATGATGAGCTGCCAGTAGCGGTGCTTACCCGCCACGCCTACGGATTGGCCCTTGGCCAGCGCGATCTGCGCGATGAACCACTGATCCTCGAAGCCGTTGATCACGACGCGGGTCTTGGTGATGCTGAAATACTGGGCGACCCAGGCCACCGGCCCGTTGCATATCGAGATCTTGGCGTCCTGCATCTCCTTCCAGACGCCGTCGCCGACCTGCTGAACGAGTGGCGCGCCGATGTAGGTGTTCGAGCCGATCTCGACCTTGCCGCCGTAGACCGCATACGGGTGACACAGCAGGCTCCACAGCGCGATGCGTCCGAAGGTCATGGTCTTGCCGGTGTTGTGGAGCACCGTGAAGTCGTAGCCCAGGAAGCGGCTGTCGCCATCGAGCACAAAGCCGTAGTAATCGCCCTCGCCCAGCGGCTCGACGCTCTTGATCGAGAAATGCAGGTTCGGGCGCTGACGGGGGCGACCATCGCACTGTTTTCGCTTGAGGCGCACCGGAATCTTGTCGATGCCTCGACCGATAGTGACGCGCCAGTAAGAGCCGGTCGCCCCATTGTTCGTGCAGGTCTTGGTGATTTGGCGGTACGTCGAATGGCACCCGACCGACCTGGCCAGCCAGGCGACATCGCGCGCCATGCGCTCGCACTTCTGCACGAAGTCATACCCGCCGCTACCCACGTCGAAGTGGCCATCGGTGTCGATAAGTCCCGCCAGCAGCTCCAAACGATCTTCCAGCGATGCGAAGCGGTAGGCGTCGGGGATGTGCTTGTTGCGCCAGACGCCAGCAGAGCGCAGAGCGTCAACAACGGGGTTGGCCTGCGTCGTACCGACCACCCTGGCTGCTCGAACGAACCACGAGTTGGTGCTGTTGGTGGCGCGCGAGACCGTGCAGCCTACCGAGAGCGCGAATGATGTGAAGGCGTCGTCGATCTCCATGTCGGACGTGGTAATCGACGGCTGCCGCGAGTCTCCGTCACCCAGCCAGGCGCCCATAACATACGGAGGAACCGGCAGGGCAGCTTCGGAGCGGTCGAATCGCTCCACCGCCGAGCGGTAGATCGAGTGACTACGGCGCTTCGTGAGATTCCATGTCAGGTACTCGCGCACCGTCACGTTGCATAGGTCGCCGGCCTTTCGCCCGTTCTTGTCGTAGGTGTTGACCAGACAAAGGATGTGCGATTCGTTGAAGACGTGGCTTGTGCCATCCATGTAGGTGAACCGGTACATGGGTTCGCGCCCGCGCTTCAGCTCCAGCACGTTGCGGATGCTGTTGCCGTCCGGCCCCATGAGGCGGTCGCCAGTGCGGATGTCTTCGACGGCCACAGCCTCGCCGCTCGCGCGCATCATCTGCGTGCCAGCTGCAAAGCAGCCGGTGCCGGATACGACGGAGACCTTCGCCTGCGGGTCGGCCATTTCGGCATACAGGTCGGCTTGATCGTCACTCGGCTCGACGCCGCACACCTCGACCGCGAAGCGCAGCGGGTCGGCGTGATAGCGCTCGACAAACGCGTCGTACCTGGAGTCCTCCAGGATCGTCAGCTTGCGCGCCACGGTTAGCTATCGCCCCGCTCTTCACGGGCCTTGCGACGATCCTCCAGCATCTCCTGCGACCGCGCACGGGCATTCTTCATGCCCTCACCGAAGCGGGCCTCCAGTTCCTGCGGATCGAAGCTGACATTGACCTTGGTCGAGTCGTCGTAGAGCTTATGGATCTTCGCCAGGGTCTCGCGTGCTTTGCCTTGGTTGTTGGTCAGCACCTCGATGCCATCCTTGGTCGTCTTCACGCCCGCATACAGCGCCTGCGCTGCCGGCGACAGGTAGCGCGTGTCCTTCAGCACGATGGCTTCCCTGCCCCGCCCGAAGCATTCAGGGCAGTCCTCGAAGGGCTCCAGGTTCGGATTGAAGCCGATCCCACCCTTGGGATCGAACACGGGGGGTTCATTGCCCAGGACCACCGCCGCTGCACACTCTTCGGCGTGCCGCTCCTTGTATCGCTCGAACTCGTTGGGCGTGAAGTGGTACAGGTGGTTTTCGCCGTAGCAGAACCGGCAGCAGTCGATGCGGTTCTCGATCAGTTCGTTGTGGTCGGCGTAGGCGGTGTAGGTCAGGACGGTGATCAGCTTGTTCTGCTCGTCCTCGACGCGCTCGATCATGTCCCTGGAACGGCGGCGCAGATACTCGGCGACATTAGGGCGGCGCAGCAAGTGGCTTGCAGCGCTGGACGAGGCGCCGTCGCTCTTGGACTGGTAACCGGCTTCCTGATAGGCGCGCCGGCCATTGAAGTGGACAAGGTAGCAATCGACGAAGACCGCCTCTTGCGTGGTCAATCCCAGCTCTTCGGCGAGCGTCGGGGGCGCGGGCACGATCTCGGCGATTGGCTTGACCTGCGTCGCCTTCTCGCCGCGCTTCATGTTCTTGCGTAGGGGGTTTCGGCTCTTGGCCTTGGGCTCACCTTTCGGTGCGCCTGGCTTCTTCTTGGCCGTCTTCGCGCCAGCGGTGGGCGCGGTCGCTTTCCTCGCCGCGCGCGGGGCCTTTGCGACCTCTGCTGCGCCCGACTCATCACCTGCACTCTTGCGTGTTCCCATCGAAAAACTCACCCATTGGCTGCCTTGAGAGGCCGCGCGCAAGGTGCGGCCACTCTGGCAACTATGAGCTAAGCGGATGGGTCGCTTTTCTCCCGACTTTCCGAACGAGCGCGGCGGTCCATTTCCGCCACCAGCAGCGCGAAAGCCTTCTCCAGGTTGCGCTGGCTGTCACCTGGCTTGAGCCAGCTCCGCTCCCATGGCCAGTATGGCAAGACGCGGAGTGTTGCCAGGCCGGCAGCCTTGAGCAGGTAGACGGCAGCCGCCTTCAACAGCTGGCCACCGGTGTATTGGTCGTCGCGCTCCGCCGAGAAGCCCTCTACGGTGATCTGGCGCTGCCGCTCCAGCAGGCCGGCCACTACACCGGGACTCAGGTCATTGAACCCGAGCCACAGGGGCTGCGGCGCGCTGAATCCGCGCTGGCGGTAGTAGTCCCAGCCGGCATCGCCGGGAGCGCGCGGGCGGTGCATGGAAACGTCAACGATGCGCCCTGCCTGGATGATCGCCCAGGCGTCGGGGGCGCGGGACGGCACAGGATCCTCGGTCGCTGCGCCTTGAGTTTCTGGTGTGGTCATGGGTACTCCGAAGACTTGAGGGGCGCGCGCGGCGCCCAATAGTGGGATCAGATCATTCCAGGGACGAGGCGGACCGGGGAGATTTCCGACTCTGGAGGCAGCATCTCTTTCGGCAAATCGACGTGCTCGCCCAGGTACTTGGTGATCGCCGCCAGGCACAGGGCCATGGCCGGCGTCTTTGCGTCCACGAAGCACGACAGCTCGTCGTTCACGCCGTATGCGCCCGCGTGCCAGCCTTCGCTGTCCTGCCACACACAGAGACCGTGGTCTTCCATCAGCTCGAAGGCCTGCAACTTGTTCTCCCAGGGTTTCCAGTTGCCCTTGAGGATCGCGCGCTTGCGCTTGGGGAAGAACCACATGGACGGATTGCGGTTGTGCTGCGTGCCGCCCTCGACGAGCCACAGGCAGTAGATCAAGGCGCCGCCGCTGAGGTGTTGAGTCTTTACGATCATGCGTAGTGCTCCAGTATCTTGTTTGGGATGTCGATTTCGGCGCCTTTCTGAGCGCCAACGATGGCACGCAGGCCGGCAATGAGTGGGGTATCACCCAGGTAGCGGCAACGCTCGCCGTCGGCGTTGACGCAAGTGGCCCACCACTCGCCGCCGCCCTCGGTGAAGGGATCGGTCGGCTCCAGGGCAACGGCATGCCGGTGCATCAGCTTTGTGGTGGCGTAGGTATCGAATTCACGCTTGCGGAAGCTGTCCCATTCGAGCCACTGCCACACCGTGGGCATGGCCTCGCTGGTCGCAAAGGCAACCGCCCAGTCCAGCACGCCGCCAGACAGATCCTCGACTTTCACGCTGGTGGTATCGCTCACAGGGCCACCGCCTTGCCACGACCTGCGCAGCGATTGCAGGTGGCGTAACGATTGCCGTCCACATGATTCCAGCCCGCGTACATCAGGCCGCTTCCGGCGCATTGCATGCATTTGCCGGTCCTCGCCTCATAGGCCAGCGCTTCCTGGCGGACCTGTTCCTCGGTCACGAAGACGCGCTCGGTCGGCACACCAGTCCAGCGGAGCTTGCCATCAGGCATGACGTTGGGCTCGCCGCCCTCGATCAGCGCGCCGCCAGTTTCGTTGTCTCCGATGTACTCCATGCTGCACCACTGCCAGTGGTCGCCCGCCTTTGCGTGACGACGGGCCACCAGAAGGCGGAAGTCCGGTGGGCGAGGTGGTTCAGGCTGCTGCGGCGGCTTGGCTCCATCCAGCGCTTCGGGCTCTGGCTGCGGCGCCGAATCACGCTCGTCGAACATATCGGCGGTCTTTGTGCACCGGCCTTGGAGGCTGCGGTCGTAACTCTCCAGCTGATCCAGGATTTCGCCGATCCGGGTGTTACCGTCGCCGCCGTAGGGGATGCACATTGCGTCCCACTGGCACTGGGTAAGCGCCGCATGTGCTGAAAGCTCATCGCGGGAACGGAATGTCACGCCGGCATCGACCTCGTCGGGATCACCGCAGTCGCTGACGATTTCCCCGCGTTCCTCGGTCGCGATCCGCTCCGCCTGATAGCTGTCCTCGGCCAGGACGATTGCTTTGAAGACGAGCTTCACTTCGAAGAGCTGTTTCATGCTGGCACCTCGGATTGCTGTTTGATTGCGGCCTGGACGGTTTCCAGGATTCGCTCCAGGTAGGCCCATTCCGGGTTCGGCTCCGTTGCGTCGTCGGCCTTGTGCCACCACTCACAGCCGAACAGCTCCACCAGCAGGCTGTTGCTCCGCCAGCAATCGACCTCGGTGATGCCGTCCAAGTCGTCAACTTGGTCGAAGAGCGCCCGCGCCTGGCGCCTGTCCAGGTCGTCGAGGCCGATCCAGTCCGAGCTGTTTCGACCACGGCGCCGGTCGATTACCGACCGCTTCGCCATGATGATGAGCGCGTCGCTGCTGAATCGAACCTTGCGGAGCATCGGGCTCAGGCAACCGATCAGGTAGTCAGGGCTGCACGAGGTGACGAATTGCGCCGCTGTGTTTTCCTTGCCCATGGCGCCCCAGCTGGCGCTCCAGGTCTGCGTGTGGCAGCGAACCACGATGCTCCCGCGCCCTGGTCCTGCGTCTTCGATGAAGACTCCAATGGGATCGAGCCCTTCGAGGTCCGAGATCGACAGCTTGGTGGTGAGCGAGGCCTCAACCTTCATGAGCTGCGACCTCCGGCTTCTGTTCGTCCTCAGTCGGGTACTTTTCGCCGCAGAACATGCAGAAGCTCGCCACGATGTTCACGCAGTCCTTCTTGTTCTTCAGCACGTTGTTCTTGCTGGGTTTCTGGTAGCTGACGTTGGCACGCATGTACATGCGCGAGCTGGCCGCTGCATGACCAAGGGCCAGCGCATAACCGTCGAGGCGAACGCCGAGGTTTTTGCAGTCGGGAGAGAGGTTTTTCGCGAAGCCCTCTTTGACGAGGCCTTCAATTCGTTGCCGGCAATCACACATTTGAACCACCTGCCTGATGAGGTGGTGCCAGGGCGAGTCAGCCAGCCGCTATGCAACTGTGATGCTGGACTCGGAGCCTGTTCACTACGGGTTTTGCAGCCGGCCAGCAGCTGCGATAGCTAAGTTACTTGATTACCAATTGCTAAGCAACCCTGATTTTGCTGGAAGCTTTTGCAGTTGCTCCCACACAGCGGGAGTCACATACACCGTATCACCTGCAAAAATGCAGTCATTGCAAGGAACTTGCGTCGAGCACAGCCGATATGCACGGTTACGCTGGTGCATTTTTCGGTGCGCCCATTTGCGCTCGTTGCGCCAGGTTATCGTTTTGGTTGTCGGCAGCAGATCGGACATCACGACACGAACGCCGCCCCTCTCTGCCAGCGCCGCCAGGCTCCGCAGCGCCGGAGCAATCGTCAAGTCTTCCTGCATTGGAAAAAGTCCTCCATCTGGCCAATGGCAACGCGTATGCGCGCCGCCTTTCGCTCGTTCTCGGCCTTGTCGCGAGCTTCACGTTCTTTCGGGTCGTACTGGTGGCAGAACTCGTGCGCCGGACGGATCAGGTTGCCCCATTCGTCGTAGCGACCCGACATTCTCCGATCCATCTCGCGCGCCTGGGCGCTATCGGCATAAAGCTCGTTGCTCATATGTGCCCCGCTTTCTCGGCCTTCAACACGGCCCCTCGAATTCGCTTTCCTGCGGCCTCGGTAGGATCGTTCAACAGCGTGCCAGCAATGACGCGCCAGGTGTCGCCGGCTGCCCGGTGGTTCTTGGCGGCGGCAAGCGTTGCGCGCGTGTAACGACGCTTCGCTTTATCGACGCCTTCGAAGTCGCTCAGCCTACTGGCAATGCCGAACCGCACGGCCCGGAACACGGCCATTTTCAGCTTGTCCGGGTCGCATCCGAGGCCCTGAGCAATACGCTTCCAGCAGCAACGGTGCGGCTCCTGTCGCAGTTCGTAAGCAAGGGCCAGCTCTTCAGGTGTCATACTTCCGCAGCGCCTGGCTTGCCAGCCTGCGCCGGAGAAGCGCCAAGAGCCTCGATTACGGCCTTGACCGCATGCGTGCCGTTGTCTCCCGTGGGATCGTGAGAGAACGCCATCAGCGCCTCGTGAACGGCAGGCAGGTCCGCAACCTCCTGGCAGCCCCACCAGTCCTTCTCAACCCCGCGTGCCGATTCCTCGGCCAGCAGTCCCTCCAAGCGCTTGTCGATGCAGGTCAGGCACACATACCCGCCCATGGCGTCGATGCGCAGCGGCGTGTGCTTGTGCTGCCCGCAGCCGGCGCAGTTGGTGGCTTGCATAGTGCTGTAGGTGAATGGCTTGCACGCCGCTACCCGATTTGCAAAGTGGCGGGCAGCAACGTACTTAGCATCCGGCAGCTGGCTTTGGGTATCGACGTACTCGCCACAGAAGTACAGGCAGTAGGAGTCGGCCGGCTTCCAGCCCTTCCACTCGATGCTGTATTGCCCAAACGGGCAGGTGGCGACAACGTGGTCATAGTTGCAGTCATTATCGGGCGGCGCCGGCTCGGTCCAGGCCAGCGGCGCAAAATCCTCGTTCGCGGTTGCCAGCAGCGCGCGGGCCGCGTCATACACATAGGGATTCAGGTCCATGCGACCGTCGCCCTGATCCTTCTCCTTGAAGCCTGCGGCCAGGTAGATGGCCTTAATTTGATCGTTCGTCACTGGACACCTCGTGCGTTCTTGTCCGATGCCTTGCTGATGAAGGGGCGCGCTTGTAAAAGCTCATCGACGCGGTCAATCAAGGCCCACGCCTCTTCGAAGAGCTTGGCATCATCTTCGATCCGGCTCAGGCGGTTCATGCGTGGCTGCTGCTCCATGCAGACCTGCGGCACCAGACGGCGCGCCAGCTTGCGTAAGGCGTCCGCGCTGTTGTGGATGTCAATGGAGATCATGAAGAGCAGCGCGACATGATCTGGCTTCAGCTTGCCGCCGCTGGTGGTTATGTTCTTGCCGGGCTTGGGTTGCAGCCAGGACGGCAGACGGACCGAGCTTTTAGCCAGCTCGCTGGCTGTAGATGCTTTGCCCTTGTTCATGGATTCCCCCAAGGCAGCAGCGGTGTGTCATACCCCAGCATGAGCGGGTGCTTAGGGTCGCCGCTCGCGGTCAGGCCGAAGTGCAGCAGCGGCTTGCCGCTCAGTTGCAGCAGGATCAATGTGTTCACGATGACGTGATGCAGCGCGCCGGGGACTTTCCCTGAAGCACCCCAGCACGGCACCAGAACGTCGGCAGCTTCGATGATGTCCCGCAGATGGTCCATGTGATCCGGCCCGCACGCGGCAGCAACCGTCTTCAGCTCGCGCACGTCGGTCGCCCGGTAGCTGAAGACGTTCCCCACAATGAAGCGGTGGCCACCGTTGCGAGCCGTGAAGCCGCGCCACTTGCGCACCGTGGCGTCATCGAGCGCGGCGTCGGCTGTGCTTGGATTGATGCCGAAGAAGGCGAACACCTTGCTACCCTCGCGAGACGGGCAAACCTCGCGCTCCAGGCGATAGCGGTAAAGGCCGCAGGGGCTGATCACGGCGCTCACAATTCGCGCTCCAGATCGGCAGGATTAAGGGCGGCGCAGACACGTCCATCCGGCAGAGGGACTATGTAGAAGGGCATTTCCACATGGGCGTATTGGCGAGTACCGTTCCCACGCTTGCTTGTCGCCCAGCCAGCCGCTGAACTTCTTGGTACGCGGATGCAGCAGTGGCATTTATCGACAGTCTTTAGCACCCTGCCATCCCAAGTGCAGTCCTGGCCGAACGTGAAATGGTGCTGCGCTTTACGCTTGGAGGCCAGCACTATTCCCAGCCGGCGGGGGATGATCTGTCCTTTCTTGAAAGTCTGCATCTCATCATTCCTCATTTGCTTTTTTTGGGAAAATCGTCCACTCGTCGATCTCAACCGGCGCGGGCGGTAAGTTCCTCACATCCACAGGACCGCCAAGAAAACCACTCACCTCACTACAGTTGGTGATAAGCAAACTCCTTGGCTCTGCACTGGCGGATAGGGCGACGAGAATTTCTGCGGCAGGAAGGGCATTTACTCGAAGGTAAGTGCGCAGTTTCACCAGCCTGGCGCGTAGGGTCTTGCACTCCGTTGGACCAAACTCACTAGCTCCCATTTGAAGCATCAGTGTGTGATCCCCTTCAAGCTCAGTAAGCAGCGCATGCGCCTCGGCCAGCTGGGCGCGCGAGTCGTCACGCTCTTTTTCCAGGGCGCAGCTGGTGCGCAACTCTTCATCACGTTGCTGCCGAACCTCTTCCAGGATCGTGCGCAGCTGCTGGACATCGGACGGTTCGTCTTTTGCCGGGCGTGTGAACAGCGCAATACAGGCTTCACCGTGCTGCTCATCCTCGACCATGAACCCGCTCAGGCCACCGGCACGCATGCGCTGAATGTTCTTCTCGCGGCAGTAGCCGACAAGGTCCGGGTGGCTCTGCTCGTCCAGCGCCAGCAATGCGGCTTTCTCCGCGTCGCTCTGCTTGGTGATGGTGGCCATGATCTCGACCGCCGTTGCCCACGGCGCAGGTCGCCCGTGCGCCAACGCCCAAGCCTTGACCATGCGCGAGGCCAGCAGCTCGACGGGCTCTTGAGCGTCAAGCGGATGATTTTCCTCGAACCACTGGGCCAGCGCGCAGGCGAAGTCGGCAGCCAGGCGCTCGGTGATGTAGCGGGTGTAGCTATGGGTGTTGAGGCGCTTCCTGAACAGCTCGGCAATGTAGCCGCGCCCGCCTTCTGAGGTGGAGAGATCGAAGGTCATAGCACGGCCTCCGGGACGGTGCAGCGTGGGGCGCATTCGCGCTCTTGAATGTTCAACGCATAGATCCTCTTGCCTGTTGGTGAAAAGACAAATGCAACATAAATGATTAGCGGGCGCTAATCAACAAGAATTAGCGTCCGCAGGAGAAAGTAGCTTTCAGATGATCCCGGCCAATCGCCATCGCTGCTGGCGAATCGCCGACCTGTACTGCGACACAAGCGCCTCACTCTCTATGGCTCGAACCATTTGCCAGGTATTGCGAGGGAATACTGGCGGCTTTCCATCCCGGAATGGCGCAACCCCGCCAGTCGCCCACAGGTCGGCGCTCCAGTCTCTCGCGTCAGCGTCGATCTGCCCACGAACACGTTCGACCAGGAACGGCCAGGCCACAGCACTGTCACCATCAGGTCCATCGGGACCGTCGCAGGTCCAGGACAGCCAAGGCGTGCCCTTGAGGGTCAGCAGGTCCGAAACGCAGACCTCTCCGTCCGCACGGCGATACCAGTCTCGATGCGAAAGCTTGCGGCTCGCGCCCTGCGGGCCATAGTCCGAGTTACATGGCACTTCTGCCTCGATGCGATACCCAAGGGTCTTGCCATGCTGCGACACGCGCTTGCTCAACTTCTTGAGGATGCGCGGATTCACTGGTCTGGCTCCTTTGGACCAGGGATCGGCGGAGGAAACATCCAGCCAAGCGGCTTCGGTTTATCGAAGGCGAAATGGTCGCCGATGGTGCCGAAAGGCTTCCCGTCGCCGCCAATGGCGTATTGCGCATGCTGTACGCGCTGCTCGGCATTACGACGGCTGCCGTCGCCTGCGAGCAAGACCAGAACAGGCTCGTTGTTGGTGGGCACCGTCTCCATGGGCTGCCAGGTCGTCAGCGCGGTCAGCTGCTGGCGCATGGTGTGGATCAGGTGCGCCACCATGGCGACATCCTGGCTCCACGGGTTCGGCCACAGCGTCTGCTCCCCTTCCGGCTTCAGCTCATCGGGCACCATGGTCGCTGCCAGCAGGTCGCGCCACTCTTTCAGCTCGCGCATGATGTCTGCCAACCCTGGAACGCTGACCGGCACGGTTCCATCTGGTTGCCTGGCCTGCGCCATGGCTTCTTCCTGCGCAGTCGCCGCCTTCGCCATAACAGCCGGCAGCTGAGCCCAAAGTGCCTCACGGTCTTCAGATCGACTCACGGTTGCACCTCCACGCGCGGCCCATCGACCAGCCCGCCACCGGCGTCCAGGTGAACAGCCATAGCCCCGCATTTGCTGCGTCCGTGCTGCATGGTGAACACGCCCATGGCCTGCCGCGCCTGCTCCTGGACATGCGCATTCGGGTATTCGAGCTGCTGGAGCAGCTTGTCGAAGCGGGTGATGTCCGCTGCCTTCCAGAGAGGGGCTGGGCGCCTGGCCACGGCGGTGCTTTTGCTGCGCTTTTTCATGATGCCTCCTGCCGGTCTGTGCCGGTTGTCACAGTAGGTTGTAGAACTTGTTCCCGATGAGGTTCTTTGCTTCCTCTACGACCTGGGCGGGCGGGCTCTCCACCAGCTCCATGGGGCAGTGCCCCGCTGCCGTGTTCCAGCCGCCGCGACCTTCTGGCATGCCGTTCTTGAGTGCCAGCGTCTGCACGCTGTACAGATTGCGATGATGGTTGTCGTAGTGGCACTGACGACGGTCACCGACATCGACCGAGGTAACCACGAAATAAAACGCCAGTGGCTCTTCACCATGGATGGGGTCGAGCCGCCCCTCCCCGCCGACCACCCAGTGATCAAGCCCGTCGTTCCAGTGATAGCCCTGGCGGATGATCACGATGTCGCCGACCTTGTAGCGCGGCTTTGGGGTTGATTCGAAGCAGGCGCGGGCCAGTGCCTCGGACGGGTGCTCTTTGTTGCATGCTGGGCAACGATAGATCGCTGCGAAGGATGGAACTGCCGCTTCCATGATGCGTACCTTGCTGGTGTCTGGTACGCACTTGGCCCGCACAGGGCGGGCTTGGTGGTACTGCGCGACCGGTCAGCGCCAGCCGTTGTTCGTCGCCTTGCCGCACACCGAAGGCTTGTTCGGCGTGAAGAATGCGTCTTCCCAGCTCATGCCCTGCGCGCGCCTGCGGCGAACGCTGCTGACCGAGGTCGGGATGCCGAAGTGGTCGATGATCTCCTGCACGCTGCCGGTGAAGCCTCGCACGGTCTTGTTCGACTTCGCCTTCAGGCCAGCCCGCGCCCGAGTCGCGTTCAGCGCCTGATAGGGGCGGCACTGACCCCTGATGGATTCGCAGTACAGCCGGCGATTCACGGTCTTGTTTCGAGGCGCCCACTCAACGTCGCCCAGCAGTTCGAGCATGTGCAGGAACTTCTCCCGCCCCCAGCGCAGCGCCTGCATCGTCTCTTCCTTGGTGAGACCCCGAGCCGCGTAGTCGCGGATCAGGGCAACCGGGTCAACGGCGCTCACCGGCTAAGCCCTCTGCTGCGGGCGCCAGGCCAAGGCTTTCGACCGTCACACCTTTGATCTCGGCCCACTTGCGCCCGAATGCCTCAACTCGCGCAGCCTCTTCGGGGCAAAGAGTGGCCACGGCCTCGACCGGATAGCGCAGCGGGATGGCGGCGTCGGTTTCAGGCGAGATGATGATCACGTACAGACCGGGCTTCAGGTACTGCTGATTGGTCACCTGCTTGCCGACCCATGTAGCGCCTTGATGCGGCTGGCAGTCGATCACGATGCCATCGCGCACGTACCAGTCGAAGAAGTCCTGACCACAGTCCTTGAAGGTGATGCGCTGGACGATGGCCGCAGTCGGGTTCTCGTCAGCCGGCAGGTAGTCGGCCACCAGGGGCAGACACAGGCGGATGGCGCCGACCATGTGTATGCCGCTGGGCGCGCTGCTCATGCGATCCATGAGCCACTGCCAGGCATGCAGCAGACGACTTTCGGGGGCCACGTCACGCTCGATGTCCGACTTGATCAGCGCGTACTGATCGGCTGCGCGCTGGAACAGCGGTGTCGCTCGATAGGCGCGGGCAATGCTGCGGATTGTGGCAGCTTCGGCAATCAGCAGGGGCAGAGCTTCCGCGTCGTTATCGACGGAATCCAGCTTGTTGAACAGGCCTTCCAGTAGCTCGTCGGCGGCGACAGCGGTGATGGGAGCGTCAGTGCTTGCGGGGATTGCAAGTGCAGACATTGCGGCATACCTCGTGCGGTTGGTGGTACTGGCAAAGCCCGCACAGGGCGGGCTTGTTGGTGGCGCCAATGACGATCAGTCGGCGTGGTGCTCGATGCAGTCGGCCTTGGTGTCGAACACTTGATCTCGACCCGACAGCTTCAGCGCAATCCCCAGGCGCCCTGCAAACCGAACGAAACGGTTCTCCTGGCCGTTGATGAGCATGTGCCCTGCGCACTGCATGCTGGTCTTCTTGTGGCAAACGAACGACGGAGCGCCCAGGATCTCGGTCATCCGATCCCTGCCAAGCCAGCCCTTGACCGTGTCTTTGCGGAACGGGCAATTGGAACAAGGCTTCTTGACGTGCGGCAGCTTGGCCATGGTGAGGATCCTTCAGGTTGTGGTACTGACAAGGCCCGCGCGTGGCGGGCTTGGGTCAGGTCTTGGCGATCCGTCGTCGAGCCGACGCAATCAGCTGCTCGGCGAGCCGCAGCGCCTCGTTGGGGTCGAGGTGCATGCTCAGCGTGCGGCTGTCGTCACCACCAGCGAAGAACTGCACTCGCACGCCAAGGCTGTACGCGGTTGCATTGACTTCGGGAGGCAGAACCTCGACCAGGTTGGCGCCGCGCTTGTTGAACTTCTCTTCCACTTTGGCCACTGCTATCGCTCCGGTCTGGCTCTGGTACTGCCGAAGCCCCAGTCAAGGGGCGTAGGTGAGGTTCGCGGTCAGAAGGCCAGCGGCGTCCTGGCGATTTCCAGCCAGCGATTGCGGAAGCCTTTCACGTAGCGGGCGTTCGCGTGGTCGCCCGCCTTGATCGAGACCATCATGGTGCGATGGCAGCGGCGGGCTTCTTTCAGGGCTTGTTGAGTGGTCATCGGCTTGTTCTCCAGGGTCACATCGTTTCGATGAGCCAAAGATAGCGAACCGAGTTCGCTTGCGTCAACAACTTTTTGCTAATCATTTAAGCAAGCTACTTTCTCTGCACGATATACGGCTTTGCCGTATAATTTGCTGCATGCGAACAGTGATCGAAACCGAGGACTTCCAGCGCTCAGCTTCCGGCGTATGGAACGAAGGGGAAAGGGAAGAGTTCATCACCTGGATTGCCGCCAACCCCGACGCGGGTGACGTGATCCAGGGCACAGGAGGACTGCGCAAGGTCCGGTGGAAACGACAGGGGATGGGCAAGAGCGGCGGCGCGAGGGTGATCTACTACCACGCCAACCAGGAAGAACGAATCTGGCTGCTGATCGCATACGCAAAGGCAAAATTCGACAACCTACCAACCAGCTTCCTGCTGCAACTGAAAGAGGTCATTGATAATGGATAAGGAAATGGAAGAGTTTCAGGCCGCTCTGCTGCGGTCTGTGAAGGACATGAAGGCAGGCAAGGCTGCGCGCGTCACCGAGGTGCAGCTCACGCCTGTGAGCGAGGTTCGCGCCAAGGTGGGCGTGAGCCAGGCCCAGTTCGCTGCCCTGCTCAGCGTGAGCGTGCGCACGTTGCAGGACTGGGAACAGGGGCGGCGCAAACCCTCGGGCGCCGCCAAAACGCTGATCCAGGTGGCGCACCGCCACCCGGAGGTGCTGCGCGAGCTACTGCCAGCGTGACAGCGGCGCCAGGATCTCGTCTGGCACTTCGAAGAACCCGAGCCGGCCTTTCATCGCAACGAAAGGAATCGGCTTCGGGTCGCGCAGGACGAACCCCTTCTCGCCCATGTACCAGGGCGAATCACTGCTATCGACGGAATCGACCAGCTCGACCGAGCCGATAATGCCGCCGCGCCGCAGGGCCTCGTACTCGGGAACGGTCACGCCGAGGTCACGAGCGAACCCGGCAGCCCAGCGGTAGTAGTCCCAAGTCATGCCCTGAGACGCATGCACGAGGAACCGTCCGCGCAGCTTCGTGTACCAGGTGCGATTTTCGAAATCCTTGCCGCCATGGATGATGAGGTGCGCCCAAGGTTGCTTAATGGATAAGGCTTTCAATGCTGCTTCCTCCGTCGTGATAGGTCTCTGGCGCTTGGCCTTGGCGGCATGGTGACGGCCTGCTCGACCGTCATGCCTTCGGCGCTCACGCGGGCTCTGGCGGCGCTGCTGCTGACGATGCCGAAGTGCCGCGCCAGCTCGGTAATTGATCCGCTGACGCCGCGCACGGTGTGGGTGAGGTTGTCGCGGCGAACCTGGCGCGCCCTGGCCAGGCTTGCAGGGCAGACCCCGCGCCTGGAAGCGTTGCCGCGAAGATGCCCCAGCGATGCGCCCAAGGCCGGCCAGGGAACGTCCGGGAGCGCGCTCAGGATCAGCTGCATCTTGTACTTGGAGTACCCAAGCATGAGCCGCGTCTCGTTTCTGCTCATGCCACGCTTGGCGCAGTCGCGGATGACCTTCTCCAGATCTTGGCTACCCACGGCACACCTCCCCCGCCCCTTTACAGGTCGGGCAGCGCTCGTACCACTCGCCGAGGCGGTTGTAGACCCTCTGCTCACCACTGCACTGGCCGCACACCTGGAGCTTGGACAGCAGGCGCAGGCGCGACACCTCTTCGCGCAGCTCCAGGATCTCGGGCGTGGTCTTGTTCTGCTCGCCGATCTTCCCGCCCAGGTAGCAGGCGCGTGCCAAGCCAGCGCCCATCGCAATGACGCAGATGAACTCGGCACCCGTCATGGCAGCAGCTCCCGAGGGATTTGCACAGCCTCGCCGAGCTTTGCTCGCACAATGGCGCGGCACGCTGCGATGAGCGGGCTTTCACCCTCCTGGCTGTGCAGCCAGGGACAAGGTAGCGCGTTGTCCCAGCAGCTCGCCTCCCACGCATTGGCCGCAGCGATGCAATTGAGGTCGCATCCGTACTTGTGGATCAACGGACCGCCGATTGCCCACTCTTCGCATGGCTGGTAGCGCAGCGGCTGCGCATGCTGGCGAGCGACAAAGACCCGGTGAGGGTTCATGTAGACCGGATCAGCGACGAAGGCATATAGCCCTTCCGCCTTGGCCACCGCCCAATTCAACGCCTCGCCTTCGAGCATGGCGACCTGCACTTCGACGAGGTCAGCCATTAGCGCAGCCCTCCGCACCACCAAAGAGCAGCAGCTCGGAAGCTGGAACCCAGCCGATGACCCGACCAGTGCTCAGCAGGTCACAAACGAAGCTGCGCCCGTTCCAGTTCGAGCGCTCCAGCCACCGGCCTGTACGGTGACCAGGGTGAGCCGGATTGCCCACGGCGCCAGCGTCCCGCAGTACGATGACTTGGATGTTCTCGCTCGGTGGCTGCTCGGGCGAGATCCAGTACGGCCCCGCCGTCCGTGCGGCTCCCGTGATCGGCTCAACCTGGCGGAGCAGCCTCGCTACTTCAGCCGTCGCCACTTCAAGCTGGCGAACTCGCAACTTGTTCTCGACCTTGAGCTGATCGCGCTCCTTTCTCGCATCATCCCTTGCCTGGCAGAGCCGGCGCAGCTCCGCACTGTCTCGGTGGTGCTGGGCGAGCAACCCGTCGCTTTCCGCGAGCAGGGCCAGGACTGCGCTTGGCGTGGCCAAGTCCTCGAATGCAATCATGGCCTCGTCGGCTTCCGGCCCCTCCAAGGCATTGCCCTCGCTGATAGCCAGCGCTGCCGCCTGGAGCTTCTGCTTGTCGATGCTCTCCATCAAAACCTCTCCAGTGGCTCGCCGCGCAGGCGGTCGGCCAGCTCCATTTCCGCGTAGTACCGAGACATGCAGTCGGCATCCGCCAGATTCAGCGTGCCGTAGACATGCCGGTTGTACAGATCGACGGTGCCGATGCATGGAGGCGACAGCACCAGCTGATAGCCGCGTTTGTCCGCCAGGTACTTGGCCACCGCCGCCGACCGGCTCATACCGGCCTGGCAGTGCACCAGGATCGGCTCGCCCTTGCACTCGGCGACGAAGGCGTGGACCTTGTTCGCCTCGATATGCGAGAACACGGTATGCCCGTCGCTGCCCACAAAGCCCTCCACGTCGTCGAACTCCAGGCGAAGCACGCGCTTGTGGACGCAGGCGAAGTAGTAGAGGTCGCCAGGGCTGCCGATGCTGATGACGTTGGTGGGCGTCTTGATCTGGCTGGCTTCGATTGCCGGCACGAACGTGACAGTGCTCATCGAACTACCCCCAGGCCAGCCGCCTCGACCGCCAGCGCGCAACGCTCGCGCATACGCTTCGCCGCGTTGAAGCCATCCATATGGCTGTCGTCGATGGCGAACTCTTCCGGCTCGGGGATCGACGGCAAGGGCGGCAGGGTCACCGCCAGATCAGCGCGGGAGGCTTGCCAGGCCCACCACGCGAAAAACGCGGGCAGGTACTCGTAGCTCCCGTCAGGAAGCCGCTGAAGGCGTGGAATATAGCCCTTGCGCTCGCATTGCGCAGCGAATGCAGCCTCGAACTGCTCGCGCATCTTGTCGGTGTCCATCAAAGCTGCTCCTGCATGAACTTTCGCGCATAGAAGGTAGGTTTTCGCCGCGCACTCAACGATGGCGCAACGCAAAGCGTGATTTCGATCAACCTCGCAGCTTGGATCGAGGAAGCACTTTTTGACCTCGGTGTTTTCTCCTTCGTTGATAGTGATCGTGGGGCCGTTGATGTTGATTACCATGTTCAGCTCGACAGCAAGCTCCAGAGCCTGATGCCCGTCCGTATCCGGGCTCCAAATCCAGTAGCCTTTCTTTCCGCCCTCACCGATGACCAGGCCCCCGTTGCTTCCATCATCAGGTTGAACCGGCCCAAGGCAAATGCTCTTCGCCGCCAGTTCCAATAATTCACGATGCGTCATGACCTGCTCTCCGGGTCGATGTGGTTGGCACGCTTCTGAGTGCCATTGGCGCGCACCAGGCGCTTGTCCGGCCCCTTGCTCAGGCGGACAACGTCGGTGCAGTCCTCGACGATCTTGAATCCCTGTTTGACCAGGTCGTTTACGACAGCTCGTTGTTGTGGAGTCATGGCAGTGGGATCACCTCGCCCATCACCAGCATGATCTGCGGCCCTTTGCCGTGACTATGGTGGTCGATGAATTCCTGTGGGTTGCTGAAGACCTCGTCGCGGTTCGCTGGCAACGTCACCAGCTCCGGGTTGCGGGGACGCTTGCAGCGGTTGGCGAAATGCACGGCACGGCCTGCGCACTGTGGCGCTTTGTCGGCCTGCTCGCGCCAGTCCTCGCGCCAGTAATCGACGTGCAAGTGGCAAGGCATGCGGATCTCGTCCTCGCTCTGTTGCAGGAACTCGACCGGGGTGCTCGCCCCCAGCCAGCCGGCAGCGCTGGACTTGCGCCACGGACAGGCCGCACAGGGCTTCTTCAGGTCAGCAGCCATTACCGGGCACCTCCGGCTCTTCGATCTGCTCCAGCTCGTCGCGGTAGCTGTTCAAGTCGATCCGCAGGCGCGTGAGTAGCAAGCTCAGATCGGCGCCAGGCTTTCCAGCTTCACGCTTAGCCGCGTCGATCATGGCCTGCGCGATGCCCTTGCGCTGCGAGTTCCATGTGACGGCGCGGTCGGATCGCTTGCAGTCCTCTTCCTGCGTGACCTTTTGAAGGTTCGGCGAATAGCGCAGGTCCAGGCCGCATGCGAACGTCAATCGCTCGTTCCACTGGCCATTACTGTACTTGTCTCTGAATTCCAGCAGGCTGATTTCAGTGCATCCGCATTCCGGGCATGCCGTGGTGGTGATGTGATCCAGCATCATGCGGCACCGCCTTTCGCCTTGGCGATGCTCTTCGCATATTCGTCTGCCTTCGCCAGCGCAGTAGGGCTTGCCTGCCCTAGGCTTCGCATAACCCCCTCGGCGTCTTCCAGCGCAGCCAGCAGCTCGGCGTTTTGCCGCATCAGCCCACTGATGACCGGCAGTCGAGCCGCCAGCCCGCCAAGCTCGGCCACAGCGCCAAGAGAGACCGTATCGAGGCCTTCGCAGGCGTTTACGCAAGCGGCGATGCGGCGCGCAGTGTCTACCTTCTCGTCACGCTTGGTGTGCGAGCTGCCAATGGTGTAGAGCACCACATTGCCGTCTGCGGACTCAATGCATTGCGCAATGCCGCCGTTTTGAACCAGCACCCAAGGCGCCTTCATGTGCATGCTCACATGCCTTACTCCATAAAGAAAAGGGAGCGCCCAAGATACCGGAGCGCCCCCTTAAATTGCAACTACTTGCTAAACAAATTTCAATCTGCCGCTATCCCTTCCGGTTTGAGTCCTGCGCGCAACTCTTCCAGTCGTTTGCGCCTGGCGACTTCTTCAGCGGTAACTTCCGTCACCGTGTCAGCAAGCAGGGTCAGCACATCCAAGACACCTATGTCCTTGAGGCCTGCGACTCTTTCAGGTGTAAGGCACTCCAGACAGTGAGCAGCTGCCGCAAGTAGCTTGCTGCGATCCTCGTCGCACTTGATCCATAGCTTGCGGATGCGCGCCTCTTCATCCAGTGTCTCGCCGGCCAAGATCTCGAAGTGCTGGTCGGGCTCGAACGGCGACGGGATGATCGCCGCTTGCCAGTCCTGCCAATACTCCATGTTCTCGCCAGCGTCGATGCAGCGCTGCTTCTCGCGAGCGCATGCGGCCATCAGGTCGGCATACATGAAGTCCGCATGCTCACGGTCTCGCGCCGGATAGATCTCGCCTGGACCGACGGTGTACATCGCCCACAGCTCGACCTTGGGCTCTGCCAGCTTGGCGCGCAGCTCGACCACCAGCGAGCGTAGCGGGTTGGCCGCTTCCAGCTCCGACAGCATGGCCTCCACGGTGGAACGGTCGAGGGTGACCACTTCGCGGGCGGCGTCCGGCGCCTCCATCAGTGCTGCGATTTGCTCTTCGATGTTCAATGGATGGTTCCTCTTGGTTGCGGATCGAATGCCTCGAATGCCGAGACCATTGATTGGCATGTTTGCGTGTACAGATCGACCTCTTCGACCAGTTTGCGCAGCTCGCCATCGGTAAGGGGCGGAACCGGCATGCGCACCAGCGAAGAGCCGTGCATCAGCAGCATCATGGCCGGTGACGGCGTAATGGTCACCGCCTGTTCGGCCAAGTCGCCCTGCACCGTGAAGTCGTAGATTGCCTTGGCGAAGTCCGGCACCTCCTGGAACTTCTCGCGCCATTCAGCCAGCGCTGCATTGGCCGCGCCTTTCACCATGAAGACGTGCTCCGCAGCCGACTGCTGGCGCCCATGCAGCGGCTGAAGCTCGCGCGAGAGCAGATCCCAAAAGAACGCGTATGCGAATCGCTGGGCTCGCTGCTGGAGCAGTGAATCAACCTTGCGCAACGCCTCATCGCGCTCCGCCAGGGTCATTGGTGACTGTTCGCTCATTGGTCTTCTCGCTCTACGTGAATGATGGCGCAGCATTCGTCAAAGGCCTCTTCCACAAGCTCTCGCCAGGCGCTCGGCGTCCTGCCATCGGGCGACACGCACAGTGCAGCCGCGATCAGCGCATAGACCGCCATCACGGGGTTGTCACTATCCCGGATAGCAGCGCTGACCCGAGCCTGGATCTCAGCAATCTCCGTCTCGGCCTGCGCGTGCTGCCTGGCCGAGATCAGGCCCTGGATGTCTACGACCTCCCCCCTCATGGCATTCGCTCCCCGACCTTGATCGCACAGAGGCAGATCGCCTCGCGATATGCATCGGCCCGGTCGCGCCCCTTGAGCGATATCACCGGGCTGTTGATCCAGAAGCCGCCCTGCGTGCGGTGCTGGGCGAAGACCGTATCGCTGCCTTGGTCGATGCTCATCTTGAGCGCAGCCGCCAGGCGCATGGCGTCGCCGTCATCGTTGCGTGGGTTCCAGCGAGAGGACTGGGAGCCTTCCACGCGATAGGCCGAGCGCGCGCTGTCCCAGCAGATAACCCTTATTGAACATGCCTTTGCTGCGAGTAGCAGGTCTGGACTTTGAGCGCTCATGCGGCACCTACCTTGATCGTCTCCCGGAAGTATTCGTACTGCTCAGCGCGCGAGCCGCGCAGCGGCATCAGGTGCTCCGCCGCCATCCACAGATGGCCGACAGCCGTCATGCAGCGGCCTGGCTCGACGTAGACCATGCCGTCGCACACAACGCGGAAGCGCAGGCCTTCGTCGCCGTCCTCGGGGTCAATGACCTCGGCCACCTCGGCGCACTTGCCGATGTTCGCCGCGCCTTCGACGTAGCAGCCCACGATCAGCACCGGATCGCCCGGATTGAATTGGCGGCTCATGACACCATCACCAGGGCGAATGGCGAGAACTTGGACCACAGCACGTAGATCCCGTACACGCATGCCGCAGTCAGCGTCAGGCCGAGAGCCACCTCGTGCCACTTGCCGTTGCCGCCAATGTTGTGGAACACCGCGCAGAAGGCGCCCATGAGGCCTACCCAGCCCAGGAAGCAGCTGGCCAGCAGCAGGCCGATTACAGTGAACACGTTCATGCATCACCCCGCGAAGCAGCCAGCGCATAGCGCGCCTTGTGTATCAGATCTCTCGTATCGGGGCGAAGGACAGTGTTTTCGTCCACCCACTTAGCCAATGCCACCAGTTCGGCATAACCTAGCGCCTGACGGAATCCATGCTCAAACAGGTCGCGCCCTTGCGCATGGCTCGCGCCGTTGCCCAGCAGGCCATTCATGATGCCGATCTGACGCATGCGATCCACCTGCTCAGGAGTCGGCACCGGACGGAACTCGGCGGCGCCCTTGTCGCTGCCAACCCGGACGACCTGCTCGCCATTCAGGTGATCGCAGAGGATCACCACCTCTGGCGGGCAACCCTGCATCGGACGAAGGATGTGCGAGACAGTGCATTCATGCCAGATACCAACCGGCAAGATGCGGTACTGACATTTCACGCCAACGGGCGGAATGCAACCCTCCCACACTGCAACCACTTCGCCGGCTAGCATGTGCGTGGTCACGGTCCTGTCACTACCGGGTGCAGCTGGGTCGATATGGACCGCGCCGGACGGGCGCTCGACCAGCATCGCCACTCGTTCGTCTGTCAACCGTACAGGGTCTGTGTACCAGTCGTTAACCCAGACAAACTGTCGCGCTTGCACGCCCTCTTTGATGCGATACCAAGCCTCCGTGAACTCGCCGCGAGCTGGCCCCCAATGGGTTGCGGATGAAGGAGCCTTTTTCCAGTTCGGGGTTACTACTGCGGTTGTCTCGCTCATTGTGCGGCCCTCACGTCGGCCTCGGTGATGGTGTGCGGGGTGATGTCCTTCACGGTGAAGAAGTCGGGCTGGCAGTGCTTGCGCGCCCAGGAGGCCAGGGGTTCGAGGGCCTTCTCCAGCTCAGCCATGGACTCATCGCCGACGTGCGGGTAATCGTCGGCCCATTCGCCAGCATCGCTTTCCTGCGCGCGCTCGCTCATGTACTGGATCACCTCGTCGGTGTCAGGCACAAACCCAGCAGGGTCGTTCTTGCAAACGATGGCGCGCTGCACGGTGTCGCCGACCTTCAGGCCGTTGCCCAGGAAGGGGGCGAAGCTGGTGCCGTCCTCGGGGCTGCCGTAGTTATCCCGCAGCAGCGCGGCCAGGCTTGGGTAGCTCCAGGAACCGTCCTTGCCGGTTACCGACCACACTTCCTCTGGCGTCGGCCTGGCCACCACGTCGGCGCTGTCGAGGTACAGGCTCGACTGGTCCCCGGTGGCATGCCAGTGCGCAGGCTGGCCACCCCAGGCGGTGCTCCAATATTCCGCCGTCTCGCCCGCAATGAGCTTGAGCCACAGCACCGGCATCGGCATTACCTGCATGGCGTGCGTCGTGCCCTCGGGCGCCTCGCGCCAATCGAAGTACGGCACGTCCTGGCACTTGCCACCGCCGCGCACATCTGCGGGCACAGCAGCGACCTTGACGAGCGCCACCACCTTGGGGCGCTCAGTATCAACACCGAGTTCCGCCAAGTGCGCGCGCATCGACTCTTCCGACTCGTGCCCGAACAGCATGTGAGTCGGCACCTGGAAGCCAGTCAGCGCCTGAGCGGCACGCTCCATGTCGGCGATGACGTGCTTCGGTGTCTCAAACACATCCACGCCCAGCCGAAGATCACGCACCATGTCAGCATTGGAAGGCGACTCGCCAGCGGCTGCCTGCAAACGGCGGATCTCGGCGTACAGCATGCTGCGCTCTTCCCGCAGAGCCTTGATGGTCTTGTTCACGCTCATCGGGCACCACCTTGGCTTGGCAGCTGCTTCAGGGCGGCACTGGCGCGCTCTACGGCGCTGGCTAACTCTTCGTGGCAATGCTTGCGCAGCATCCAAGCTGCCGACTCCAGGTCGAAAACGTCAGCAAGGTCGCACGGGTTGCGCTCCAGGGCGGCGCGGGCTTGCCACGTCTCCCAGCATGGCTGGGCATCATGCCAGTCGTATTCGCCATCGTAGAAGTCGGGCACAAAACCATCGTTCTTGCTGGCGTAGTGCTTTTCGAACTCCGCCCGCTCGTCGATCTCAACCGGGTTGATCGTATAGCTCCCATCAGGATTCACGATTACATGGACGTTGCTGACGTTTAAGTACAGCTTGATTCTCTCAACCGGAGCGCTCGGCTCGACAAAGATTGACCGGACTTGCAGGGTGCGCACAGCGGAAATCAGTTCAGCCACGTTCAGGTTCGAGACATTGGCGTCGCTATTCGGGTCGCCGTCTGCGATCAGCGCCTCCAAGGCTTCAAGGCGGTGACCGGGAATGACTGGCTCCGATAGCTTCGGCGCGCTCGGCTCTGCGCTGGCGGATAGGGCAGTATCGATCCTTATCGAGAGGTGGTTGAAAAGGTCGCCATCTTCTTGGCATTCACGCAGCAGCGCCTGCGCCTCGGCCAGCTGGGTGCGCAGGGTGTCGATCTCGCGGCTACCACTTCGGTCCATTTCAGCAATGCGCGCATCTTTCTCCAAGCATTGCGCTATCAGCCTCTCAACCTCGGCAGACAGTGCCACCGGCTCGCCCTGGCCCTGCTGCGACCCTACATGGCCCTCTGCGTCGGGGAGACCGCCCTTCACAATGCGGGGCTCTGGATAAACCGTGACCATCACCGGAGAACCGGTCAGCGGCGCAACAGCACTGTGGATAGCTTCGCACACCGACTTGAGGTTGAACGGCGCGTTCTCTGGGGTAAGGATCTCGACAGTCCTCACGGCAATTTTGCTGCTCACATGGCAATCCTTTCGTTATTGAATAAGGGTTTTCAGTGAATCGTTCCGCACTGGCATCCGCACGGATTTGCGTCGTGCTCGCGCTCCAGCTCGGCGAATGACTTGCGGACCAGGTCCACGTATTTCGGGTCTTCGGCATTCAGCTCGAACGAGTAGACCCACACCGGGCTCTCGAAGAACGGGCCTTTGTCGTCCATTTCGTAGAAGAACGGTGCGCCGATCTCGTTCAGGGCGAAGTGCGCAGCCTCGTCGCGGGTGCTGAAGATGAACGGCGTACCTGTTTCCGGGTGCAGCACCTGGAAGCGGCCACGCTCAGGGGGTCGCGCGCCGCTGCGCCTGCGATGCTTCGACTTCTTGCTCATGCCGGAGCCTCTTCCGTCCGCGCTGGGCTCGCCGGTTGAAACTGCCCGGTCTTGATGAGGTACAGATCGAACACTGCCGGATGCATCTTGGCCTTGCCGCTCTCGTACTTCTGCCACTGGCGCGTGCTCACGTAGATCACATTCGCCGCGTGCCAGGTCGTGTGTTTTGCCGCCTCACGCGCCTGTTTTACCTGCTCGGCGGTAGGAGGCTTCTTCTTGATGTTTGGCTTGGCCTTTCGACCCGCCCTCACTACTTCATCCATCGAAAACTCCAAGAGGTTCGGACGCCATAGGTCCGAACATAAGGTCGCATATCGAGGCAGTGATTAGCAATAGGTAATCAGAAAAGTTTCCAGGCGCTGCGATTCGGGCAGGAATTTTCGGCGGCGTGCAGGCCTGATCCGTGCCCGAACTTGAGGCCTCGAAGCGCTCGAAGCCTTGTCCGACATGGGAAACATTAGGCTTTCTGCCCTTTCCCATTCGCCTTATGCCTCGTCGATGGCAAGCCCTCACAGAATCGCGATACAGCGACGTTCTCCCCTTCGGCCATGGCGTGGCAAGGGCGAGCACGAGAAAACGCAGCCACGGCGCTGTGCGGAGCTATGAGCGGGTATCGCTACTGGTGGGGAATGACAGGGAGGGATCGAACAACGGTCAGCGGCTCAGGACCGCAAAGGGAGAGAGGCATTGCACCCCTCTCCGTATCACAGCAATCAGCGCATGTTGATCAGGCGGATCAGGTGCTCGGTGTACGCGACGTTGCGCTCGAACTGGGCGGCGGCATCCATGAGGACTTCGGCAGCAACGGACTGCGGAGGCCGTGGATCATCTTTCTCGGCTTCACCGTCGCTCGTATCCGGCAGCAGGATAGGCGAGATGATGGAAGCGAGGCCGGTCAGCTGGGTGAGCTGGAACTTCGCCACACCGGCGAGTCCGTTGGCTTGCGCTTCCAGCGTCTTGGCCTCATTGGCCTCGTTGAGCGGCGGCGTCAGTCTGTCCGACTGGGATGGCTCACCACTGATCGCCAGGCGAGACGCGACACCATGCAGGCGGACGAGCTGAGCGTGGGTGTTGTTGCCCAGGATGCGCAGGTAGTCCAAGGCAGGCGGCAGTTCTGGCGTATCTGTGGCAGCGCTCTTGCAATCCAGTGCGAGTGCAGGGCTGTGGAGCACGCCACGGAGCGCTTCTTCCAGATCGACGAGGACGTGATCCATCTTGGAGTTGGCGATGCTGATGCGTGCGGCCTGGCCTTCCACCGACAGAGTCAATAGGGCTTCAGGCAATTCGCTCTTGAGTTCAGTCTTGGTCACATTGGTAGCCTCTTGCGGATTGGGGGATCTGCGCCCCTGTTGGAGCGCATGAGGTACAGCTACATCGCTTGGAACAAGGCCTTGAGGCCGTCGATGGTGTAGATGGTGACTTTGATGCCGAGCCAGATCAGGATCACGCCGACGACCTGGCGCCACATGGGCAGGTCACGCGGGATCTTGAGCACCCGCTCGCCGCAGACGGTGATGCACCCTGCCACCACGAGCAACAGGACGAGGACGATGGCAGCGCTACTCATGCGTCACCTCGACACCCGTGCTACCGAACCCGAAGTGACCGCGCTGGGTTTCGGTGAGACTGTCCGCCTCGACCAGCGTGTCGTTGCGGTGCGCGACGATCACGAGCTGAGCAATGCGCCCACCGTAGCCGATGACCACCGGGCGGTCACCATGGTTGACCAGCAGCACCTGCACCTCGCCCCGATAGTCGCTGTCGATGACGCCGGCCATTACGTCGAGACCTTCGCGGTTCGCGAGGCCAGAACGGGGACGCACCAGACCGACGAAGCCGTTAGGGATTGCCCAGGCGAAGCCAGTGGGAACGAGGACACGCTCGCCAGGGTAGATGGTCAGGGTCGATCCGAGCGGGTTGGCGTTGGCCAGGTCGTAGCCCGCAGAGCCTTGGGTCTGCTGGATAGGTGGCGGCAGGTCATGGGCGCGCATGCGCTGGATGGCGATCATTTGGCTGGCCCGTCGGTGAGCTGTTCGGTTACCTGGCTGATCGAGGTATCGCTCATGCCCAGGTTGCGACCGGTCTCTGCAATCGTCTCGGCCACGCCGGCATACACTTTGCGCCGCTCTTCAGTGAGCTTGGGCGCCTCGACCGGGATGGACTCACCGCGCCCCTCGGCGAATGCACGCAGCAGCTTGGCCCGAATCTCGCCAGGCTCAGCAGACAAGCCGGTGTAGGCGAGCATGTGCTCGAAGGCGTCGATCAGGGTGTGGTTCAGGCGGCAGGACGGCTCGACAGGGACAGTGCTCAGCTGATCTGCGGGGTAGTTTGCGATCTCCAAACGGCCCGCCTCGCCAGGCCACGTACAGGCAACGACGGTATGGCCTTCGCTTTCGGCGATATGGGCAACCTTCATTTCAGAACCGCCCGACTTGAGCCACACGGCGCCGCCGAACTTCAGCTCGGGCGCGATGGCATGATTGCCGACCTCGCCTACGCAGCGCGCCAGAACGGTATCGACCTGCTCTTCGGTCAGGCCCAGGACAGTCAGCTGCAACGCGATAGCCGCGCGAATAGCGGCAAGGCGCCGATTGAGCAGGGTATCGACGTGGCACTCTACGCTGATACCTCGCGAGCCGCCCTTGGCCAGCTCGGCATCACGCGGCGTCACGTCCACCAGCAGGGACTTGCCTCGCGAATGTTGCTGGTCCGCTGCCTCTGCGAGATTGAGAGCCGCACGAGCCGACAGCACCAGCTGGGCGCCATCCTCCATGCGGATCAGCATCAACGGACCATCATCTTGCGTGGCATGGGCCAGATTGATAACGCACGGCCCCAGGAGCAGAGCGGAAGACGTTGCAGCGATGACGATCTCGTCGCCTTGATGTTGCGAGCGGGTATTGCTTTCCATAGTCTCTGGCCTCTTGAACGGAGGGAAAGTTACTTGCAGGAATGGAGATGCCGCGTACCCCGTGCGGCGCCCTATCGGCGGATCAATGCCCGTGGGCGGAGGGCAGGGATTACTTGACGGCGTCTTTGAGTGGCTTGCCAGGACGGAAGCGCACGCCCCGCGAAGCAGGGACATCGAGCGAGGCGCCGGTCGCGGGGTTGCGGCCAATGCGGGCGCTGCGAGTGGTGGTTTCGAATACGCCGAAGCCGGTGATATTCACCGCCTGGCCGTCAGCCAAGGCATCCTGGATCACTGCGGTGACAGCTTCCACGGCCTTCTTGGCCTGACTCTTGGTCAGGTCGCTGGCGAATGCCACCTGTTCGATCAATTCTTGCTTGTTCATGCGGCGAACCTTCTGTGAGGGAAAGAGGTTCCGCATGTGCGGGCTGGCGGCTGCTGGATCTCCCCGTGGCTGACAAATCAGCGCGGGCTCTACCCTACCCAAGGGGTTTTCATCCAGCGGGATTTAAGCCGCGTCGGTGTTGCTCTGGAGCGGGCGAGAATGCCCGCAAATGAGGTTGCAGCGGTTCCGTGCTGACGACTTAGGCGAACGGTCAACCTCGTCAGATGGTGCCTTTTCGAGCGAGAGCGACCCGCCGTTTTACCAGCGCTTCCGTGCGCATCCGCTGCATTGGGGAGCGATTGACCCTGGCCAGGTCGCTACCGACGGTTTGCTCATCCTCGCAGTGCCCCGCGATTCAGTTGTTATCCATGCTCGCATCAATCGCTCTCCGATGCAGCCTGGCGTTGCAGCCAGGTATCGGACCAGTCTATTCCTGGCAGTCAGTTTCCAGCGCAGAGGTGGCTCAATTCCCCTGGTGCGGGCCTATCCCGCTCGGTCGGTCTCTCCCGCTCACTGTCACGGTGCGTTCTGCGCGTCAGGGTTCGATCACTGATCCCTCCCGTAGCCTTCCCGCAGGGCGCTCACCGTTTCGCGTTTGCTCTGGTGCAGATGGCCGGTGCTGATCTCCGGGTTCCTATCGTCGCCTACACTGCTCAGCAGGCAGCGGCTATTGGGCATCCATCTGCATCGGGGTATGATCTGTATGACGTTTGCCGCCCATTGCTCTCGCGCGGGGAGACGGTACTCAGATCACACTCCGATACAGCCTCTTTCGAGGTGATCGGTGTCCACTTACCTCCTAGGGGCCTACCGCGCCAGGGGACAACGGCGCTGCTACGTGCCTAGGACAGCCGGCCTATTACGCTATTCGGCCTGGATCCCCTCTACGAAACGGCGCGGGGAAAGAACGGTGCTACTCGAAGAAGCATTGGAAAGACGGACCTGACTATTCAGCTTGACTGCCTCCGGGGATTGGCATTGCTCGTCAGCCTAGTTCAGCTTTTTTCATGCCCCGCCGTCTTTCCAATGCCACCTCATGGATCCTCGAAAATGCCCGGTCACTAGCGCAGACCGGCAGCGGCAAGATCACGTCAACGTCGATCACTGATCAGCGGCGCCGGCCCAGCCAACTCTGGATCGGTTCACCAAACAACAATCGTCGCCCCTTGGCCAGGTAAACGCTCCTGCTGGATGTGTTGATGCCCCACGGGTGTTGCAAGCGGCGAGATCACACCTTCCTATACAAATCGCCGCGCCCGCGTTCCTCGCTGTTTATTCGCTGAAGGTCATCGCAAACTGCGCGACCTCGTTGTGCATACTCGACCAGCTGACCTCGCGGTCGATTACCTCGATTCGCAGCCGCTCGTTCTCGATGCGGCGTCCGAACTCCCGACCCTTATCTGCCATCTGGGTCAGCGCACGCTTGAGCGTTGCCGATCCTCTCCAGCTTTCTTCGAACTCGGGATTCAGCTCGATGATCCTGGTCAGTGCCTTCTGCGCATCGCTCGACAGCTGGCACATTTCGCGCAGCTCCCGACGGTCGATGCTGTAACCCTCCATCGTTACCGCAGCCTCTTCGGCAATTGCCGTACAGAGTTTGCTGAAGGAACCACGCATCGCGTTGGAGATGATGCCCACGACAACGCCCTGATTCGTCTCCAGCGGATCGGCGATGGGATCGTCAGTGCGACCCAGCAGCCAATCCAGTGGTACTGCATAAAGATCCGCCAGCTTGATAATGGACTGGAGGGTCGGCATCCGTTGCCCCGTCTCCCAAAGAGAGACCTGCGTTTGCTCTTTCTGACCGACCGCCCTTGCTGCATCCATCTCGGTCAACTTCGCGGCCTTTCTCGCAGCACGAAGCCGCGTTCCGAGCAGTGACCTGAGCTGGACCTTCCCCTCTGCGTCCAGTTCAATTGACATGATGTTCCTTCGTATTCACGGTAGCCGATGTGTTAAGCGAATGCTAATAAAACCGTTAGCATTAAGCAAGCACCTGCTAACGAAAAGATGAACTTTTTCAGTCGTAGCCAATCACTTGAGCCACTGCGCGCTCGAAGTCAGGATGATTCATGTCCGGCATGAAGTATTTGAGGATCACGTTGATGGCCTTGCTGCGCCATTCCGACCACTCGATCTCGTCCATGTTTTCGAAGGCGAGCGACTTGGGCACGTAGGTCACAACACCGTTGCAGGTGATGTGTTCCTGGTAGTGTCCGGTGCGAAGCTTCATCTCGACGAGGAAGTCTTCGAACACATCGTACCGATCCTGGTTGTCGAACACCCACTGGAGCATGTGAAACCCGAGCCGGTGGTGCTTACCGTTGCGCGGTTTCTTGATATCGGCCTTGAATGGCTCGCCGATCTTCATCTTTCTGAGCCGGTCGGCGTCGTGCTCGCTCATGGCGCGCACCGACCCGTCAGCCTGCTTCACCAGCCATACCTCAGCCATTGACCTGCCCTCTGTACTTCTGCTTGATCAGCTCATCGAGCCGGACCATGTTTTCTGGATGGTTCTTCTCTTCCAGCGCCCGCCAATACCGGCGCTCGGGAAGGGTCTTCAGCGAGGCGATGAATGCGGCCTCCGCCTGCAACCTGAGGTCGCGCCCCACGTCGCAGTACCTGCTGGTCGGCGCATAGCAACTGCGGCACGTCATCAGGTGCGCGTGGTAGGCGATGTATTCGCCTGATCCGGCGCTCATACCTCGACGACATCCCAGTCGTATCCCGTGCGGCCACGCGGGTAGCACATGAAGAACGGCCACGGAAACTTGTCAGCAGCCACCTTCATCTTGGCCTTGGCATCGTCCTCGACCATGGCCTTCGCGCCCTTCACGTCATGCGCCTGAAGCTCGCCATTGCTCAACAGGACGAAGAAGTCCACGGTCAGGTGCGTGTTGTCCGCCAGCTTCAGCTTGACCGCCT